CAACTCCAGATATTGAAGAATTACCTATACATAATATAGAAGCTGCTTTTGTTACAGAAGAATCTTTAAACAGCATACTTCAAACACAATATTCACATTTAGCAAATCAGAAATTTTATGAAATAGAAGCAGCTGAAGTGATAAAAGTAATAACAAGAGAAGAGGATTTAGAAAGAATAGCTGGTACTGCAGATCCTGATTTTTCTTATTATGGTGCAATAAAAGCTCGGCAATTTGTTAGTGAAACACATGTAAATGAAGATAAACTTCCTTGGAGATTTCCATTAAATACTTCTACTAGAGTTATGCCAGTAAAAGGTGAAACTGTATTATGTGTAACTTATTTAGGTGAACCATATTATATTGATGTTATAAATAGATCTAGGAATCCAAATATAAATGATAGAGATGGTGGAATGTCTAATCTATTGAGCAAAGAAGGTGAATCTGATAAATTAAAATATTATACTCAAGTAGATGAAAGTAGTGGAAATCCAGCAACACCACCTCCAGGAACTGGTAAAAAAACTTATGATGAAGAAAATATATTTACTCCTCTAAAAATTCAAAATTTACAAATGAATCCTGGAGATACTATATTACAAGGTAGATTTGGAAATGTAATTAGATTTAGTAGTGATCAAAAAAACACTGCATTTTCATCTAATATAAAAATCTCTACAGGACAATTATATAATGAAACGGATTTATCTGTATTACAAAAATTAGAAGATACTCCTGAAGCAACCGTTGAACAGAATATTAATTCTGATGCAAGTTCTATTTATTTAACAGAAAATGAAACCGTTGATTTAAGTATAGAATTAGTTTCAAAAGTATTGCCAGGAAGACTGTTAGCTAATAGATCAGATTATAGTGGGGCACAAGTTATTGTAAATTCTGATAATGTTGTTATGAATGCAAGAGTTAATGATGTACATCTAGTTGCAAGTCAGAATGTAAATTTGACTGCTAGAAGGAGAATAAATCTTGAGGCGCCTATAATAAATTTGGGTGATAGAACTGCAAGTCAAGCATTGATAAAGGGGGATCTGTTTATGGAAGTTTTTAAAAGATTTTTAGTATTAGTTAAAAAATTTGCTGACAGATTAGGAGATGTAACTGCACCGAACCCAACTCAGAAAATTTTAGAACTTGAGTTAGCAGCAAACTCATTTAAAAAACAGGTTGATGTAATGGTGCTACCTTTTTTATCTGAAACATTATCTAAAAGAAATTATACGAGTTAATTATGGCAGTCGTTGAATTACCAGACATGGGAACAAGAAATCCAATTGTATATCTAGTTAAAATAATTAGTAAAAGAATGCAAACGGAAATTAATGAAGAAACTGCTATTGTAATGCGTCAAAAACTGGAGGTAAGAGAGCAGAATTTACAAGCCATTTATCAATCTGATGAAAATCGTGAAAAGATAAGAAAGATTAAAGAAGCATGGGCGGACTTAAAAAAGAAAAAAGAAGACTATGACAAATCTAAAAAGGGAGTATCTTTATATGATAAAATAGTAAAATGGATTGATTCAATTAATATAAGTTTAAAAATACAAGATGTTGGTCAGCTGTCTAATGTAGCTCTCGCACCAGGAATAATAGCAGGTAAAATTTCAGCGTTTATTGAAGAACAAAAGAAAGAAGCAGCGTATATAAAAAGAGTTGCAAAATCTCAGAAAAAAATTATAAAAGAAGATTTAGAAATATATGGGAAATATTTGGAAGAATTAATTGATGAAATAAATAAGGGAGATGATGATTATAGACAAGAAATATTATCAAAATTAGACCCGTGGGCACAGCAAGATCCATATATAGCAGATGCTCCATATATTGAGATTATGCCAAGATATCAAGAACGTTTGGCATCGGCTGAAGTTAAGGCTGAACAAGAACAATTAGCAGGTGGAAAAGTTACAAATCCAAACTTGTTTAAAATGCCAGAACTTAAAATTAGAAGACCATCTGCCGATCTTATTGCGAGTATGTTACCAATTGAAAGGGCACAACTTAATGTTGGAGATAACGCAAATACTGATGATGCTAAGGACGAAGAAATAAAGAAAGATTATCAAACGATAATGGCTGCAGATTATGCAAAGAAACAGGCTGAAGCAAATGGTGGGTATGTAACTTCTAATGTAACTGTAAAAGATGCAGACGGAAATATTATAGGTACAGGTACTACAAGGGGTAATATGGATCCGGGTGTGGCTGAAGCGATGTTGCAAGAGGCGAGAGATGCACAATCTGGAAAATTTAAAAAACGAAATAATCCTTTTGGGGAATTATCTTGGGAAAATAACTAAAGAGGTGATGTTATGAAAGTAAAACAACTGAAAACTATTATTAGAAAAATAGTAGTAGAAGAGGTTAAAAAGCAGGTTAGCGAAATATTTATAAAGGAACAGGTTAAACCTTCTCGTATGGTAGCAACAAAGCCAGTAAAACGGGAAACAGTTAATTATACTGGTAACTCGGCTTTAAATAAAGTTTTAAATGAGACTGTTGGGTTAGGTAAAGGGGATACTGATGAGTATCCAACTATGGGCAATAAAGCTTATACTACAGAAAATATGTCAGAGGTATTAGGTTATGGTGAAATGGCTTCTCCTGAACTAAAAAGAGATAGAGTTGCAGCACAAACTTTAGCAGAAAAGGGTGTTACTCCAGATCAAGTAGGGGATGGAGTTGTTAACGCACTTACAAGAGATTATTCTGGTTTAATGAAAGCAATGAACAAAGGTAAATAATGTCAAACGTAGTAAAATATTCAGCACTTGGTATTCCATTTGGAATGGGTTATCCATTGACATTTGGAGGAAATAGTAAAACATTTAAGCAAGTTATGGATTTTGGTATAACTATTAAAAATAATATAAGAAATCTTTTACTTACTCAAAAAGGTGAAAAAGATTATGATATAGAGTTTGGTACAGATTTAACTAAAATATTATTTCAATTTCAAATAGGAGATCCAAGTTTAGAAACTGCTGTAGAAGAAACTATTCGTTCAGCTATAGAAACATATTTACCTGGAGTAAAGGTGGATGCTTTAATAATAACACCATTAGATACAAAAGATGGGGCAATAACAGTAAAGTTAGATTTTTCTGCAGATTTTACAGATCCTTTAAATTTAGAATTTGTTGTTAAAGCAACAGGAGTAGAAGATTCTGGAACAACCTCAAACGCAGGTGGATCACCTGATTCAGCAGATAAACTTGTCTAGGAGATAAATTAAATGGGCGATTCAACAAATATAAAAAAAGATGTAAAAAGAGAAGTTAAATATTTAAATAAAGATTTTTCTCAATTTAGAAATAGTCTTGTAGAGCATGCGAAAACATATTTCCCAACAACTTATACAGATTTTAGTGATAGTTCTATAGGAATGATGTTTGTAGAGATGGCATCCTATGTAGGAGATGTTCTTTCTTATTATGTAGATAATACTTTTAAAGAAACTATTTTAGCATATGCTGAAGAAACTAAAACTGTATATGATATTGCACAATCTTTAGGATATAAACCAAAAACAGGAGTTGCTGCTTCTTGTAAAGTAGATGTATATTGTACAGTTCCAGCACAGGGAGCTGGAGCTAATGTTATACCAAATTGGTCTTATGCTCCAACAGTAGAAGGTGGAATGAGGCTTTCTACAGCAGAAAGTGTTACAACATTTAGAACTACAGAACCAATAAATTTTCAAGTTTCAAGTTCTATAGATCCTACATACTTTGAAAAATACCAAGAATCTACAGATGGTACTCCAACAAAATTTTTATTAAAAAAGAAAGTAGATGCGGTTAGTGGAGATGTTAGTACAGAGTATTTAACATATGGAACGGCAGAGCAATATACAGTTAGTGTATTATCAAGAGAAAATATTAATGAAATTATTTTAGTAACAGATAGTGATGGTAATAAGTGGTATGAAGTATCGTCTTTAGGACAGGATACAATTTTAGATGAAAGTGTAAATAATAGTACAAATTCTCCAGATGTAAGTGATTATGCTGGAGATACACCATATTTAATGAAACTTATTAGGACACCAAGAAGATTTGTTACATATTTACGAGATGATAATAGGATGGAAATTAGATTTGGTTCGGGTATTTCAGATAATCCTGATGAAGAAATTATTCCAAATCCAGATAGTGTGGGTTCATCCCTTTCTACAGGAGTTTCTAAATTAGATTCTACATTTGATCCAACTAACTTTTTAAAAACACGTACTTACGGATTAGCACCATCTGGCACAACATTAACATTTACATATGCACATGGAGCTTCACAATTAGATAATGTAGGTTCTAAACAATTAACAAGAATTACAAATAAATCAGCATCAATACCAAATTCAAGTACTTTAAATACAGATACAGTATCCGATACATTAAATTCTGTTAGGGCTATAAATAATGAAGCAGCTGTTGGAGCTAGAAATATAGAAACTTTAAATGAAATAAAAAGTAATGCAGCTGCTAATTTTCAATCACAAAATAGGGCAGTTACTAAGAATGATTATATGGTAAGATCATTAGCAATGCCTTCTAGATTTGGTAGTATTGCAAAAGTTTATGTTGTACAAGATGATCATTTAAATGATATAGCAGAAAAAACCAGCGATACTCCAGGAGCATCATCAAGTGATTCAAAAGATGAAACACAAGGTGGAACTGATCAGAAAACAACATATTCACCCTATACCCAAGAAATAAATGGATAAAAACTATGCCTAGTCAAGATAATAAAAACCCGTTAGCATTAAATTTATATGTGTTATCATATGATGGTAATAAAAATTTAACTGCACCCAATCAAGCAAGTAAAGAAAATTTACAAACATATTTAGGACAATATAGAATGGTAACAGATGCTATTAATATTAAAAATGCGTATGTTATCAACATTGGAGTTAAATTTTCTATTATGACATTACCACAATTTAATAAAAATGAAGTTTTAGTTAGATGTATAAATGAAGTAAAAACATTTTTTAAT